ATGAGCCGCTGGAAACACAGACCCCAAAACCTCACCCCCACCCTCTCCGACTCTCTGGCCCGATACCTGGCTGAGATATCCCCTCGAAAGAAAGGAACAGCGACCGACGCTTCGATCGCCGCACGTTGGCTCGAGACCAGGCTGGCCAATCGCCGGCTGGCATCAATAACGGACACCGACATCAGCGGCATTGCCAACGCTTGGCTAAAAGACCTAGCACCGGCGACGGTCGTGCGCCGCCTCGCCCTCGTGTCCCATTTGTACACAGTGGCCAGGAAGACGTGGAAGCACCGGACCCTGGTCAACCCTCTCCAGTTTGTAGACCGTCCAGCCGTCAACGATGCCCGGGAACGCCGCCTTTACGACAACATCCGTCTTAGAGGCGTCCCGGAGACCGAGTGCCCCAGGAGCGAGATCGAATGGCTCATCCGGTCTACCACCTCGGCCGAGCTGCCAACCATCATGGTCCTGGCCGCAGAGTCCGGCATGCGCCGCTCCGAGCTGGTCGTCACCGCAAAGCGAGAGCGAATTGACCTTGCCCACGGTGTGATCTACCTCGACGACACCAAGAATGGTCAGCGCCGCGCTGTCCCATTGACTCCCTGGGCTCTGGCCTGGTTGAAACACTACCTCGTCGGGAGGCCTTCCAGAGGGCGGATTTTCTCAATCTCGCCCTCGTCAGCTACCCGGGCATTTGCCCGGGCCCGAAAGCGTGCACGAAGGGACTATGAGGCCCTTTGCGCGCGGTACGGGCGTACGCCAAAGCCAGAGTACTTCGCCGATCTCCGGCTGCACGATCTACGCCACGAGGCCACAACCCGCCTTGCCGAGGTATATGACATGCACAAGCTGGCCAAAGTGACCGGGCACCGAGATACTCGGATGCTGCTGCGCTACTACCACCCGTCGGGGCGAGACCTGGCCAAGGAGCTGGCCCGCAGCGATCTTGGTCGCCGACAGCGAGCCCGCTTGGCGGCAGGCCTCACACCAGCCCTGCTGGCTCAGCGTGCACGTCCCAGCTGAATATCACCAGCTCACGCCGGTGAGCGCCAGCGCCACCACCCACGGTGTACGTGATGTCGGTGGACTCAATCGGAAAGCTGGAAAATAGATCGCGGATGGCGGGGTGATCGTTCAAGGTCACCATCGCCTTCCCCTTGAGCTTTCCCAACACGGCCGCGAGGCGCTCGTACTGCTCCCAGCCGAATTCCACCCCGTAGCCCTCGGTCTCCCAATAGGGAGGGTCCATGAAGAAAAAGGTGTGCGGCCGGTCATAGCGGCGGATGCACTCGATCCACGGCAAGTTCTCGACATAGGCGCTGGCCAAACGCAGGTGGGCGGACGACAGGTTCTCTTCAATACGCAACAGGTTGAGCCCAGGCGGCGCGGTGGTGGCAGTACCGTACGACTGGCCATCGACGCGGCCGCCGAAAGCCGAATGCTGTAAATAGAAGAACCTGGCCGCCCGCTGGATGTCGGTCAATGTCTCCTCGGGCGTTATCTGAAGCCATTTGAACACCTGGCGACTCGATAGCGCCCACTTGAACTGGCGGACGAACTCCTCCAGGTGGTGCTTCACGACCCGGTACAGGTTTATCAGCTCGCCATTGACGTCGTTGAGCACTTCAACGTCGGCCGCCATGGGCCGCAGGAAGAACATGGCCGCCCCGCCGGCGAACGGCTCGACATAGCACTGATGGGGTGGGAAATACGGAAGCAGACGGTCGGCCAGGCGGCGCTTTCCGCCGAGCCACGGAATGATGGGAGATGCCATTTTGTAAATTCGTTTCAAAATGGTAGCCTTGGCGCGCCTGTGCACAGGTGACGCGGCCTTGGCCACATTGGCAGCCTCATTCTGCTAGTGCGGGGCGTCCACGGCGTTCCAGCGCCGTGCACGTCGCCGCGTCTTTATTCGCCCGCGGGGCTAGCTTCGCCAGTCACGGGGTCAGGTGCGTCCAGAGTCAGCCAGGCGGGCACATTTCCCCAGCCCGGATAGCTAGCCGGGTTGCCATCGATTTCGACGCTGCTTCCTATCTCATACGTGGACCCGTCCTTGACCAGGTAGAAAACCTCGCCACGGTGATCCTCCTCCACGTCCCAAACTGACGTGGCCTGATTCCATCGTGCGACCTCGCCCGCCGCTACCGCTGGCGGGGCCTCTTCGTAAGAGCCGAAGGGAATATTGAAAACCCCGGGCACCAGGGCCAGCTCATTAGCCTGCGTCGCGAAGAGATAGATCCCGCTGACAGGGTCGGTTTGATAGACAGTCTTGGTAGCCATTCGGCTCTCCTTGGGTTGGAAATAACACTGCAAATGCGCGAGGCATGGGGAGCCGACAAGCGCCCCAATTCCAACAGCATCAGCACGCATTGACTCTTCAGCGCTCCGCTTTGGGTACAGGTTCAAACATGCCAACGGTCAACAACGGCAACAACACATACCCGTTCAACGCCAATGGCCAGCCGGACCTATACGTGATCCGAAACGACGCATCAGCCGCCATTGGCGCCTCTGGCGGGGCTGAAACACGACCGATAAACACGGCCTACCACCCTCGCATCCATGCTTGATCGTCCGCCCCACTGCAAATGCAAGAGCGCTCGGCAGCAAGCAAAGAGATGCCCTGCAACAGATTGCTGGCGCTATGGGATTCAGACGCTTGAATGATGGAAACAGCCTGGTCGGAAACAGTGGCATAACAGGCGCGTTTGGCTTCACTGCCGGCGCGCGTGGACCTTCCCCGCGCCTGGTATCTGCTACCGACGCAAGCCCGTTAGCCGATGACCAATTGACGTTCTCGGCGGCCGCCGGTGGGGCACGGACAGCGAGCGAGACTAGGCCTGCCAACACCGCCTACCACCCCAGAATCCATGCCTAGGTTTATGCATGAATGCGTGGTAGATAGGCGGTGTTCGTGGGGCGCGTTTCAGAACCACCCGTAGAGCGCACTCCTTGATTGCTCTCGACAGTCATGAATTCCGATTCAGACCCGTTGGCATTGAAAGGCCACCAGTTGTTCCCCCCATTGACCACGCGCATTGCGGTGTTAACGCCGCCGCCCGAGCGCTGCAAAATGAGCGTGTGGGTATGCGTTTGGATGGCACCATTCTGCCGGCTGGCCATTGCCCTTGCATTTGCAGTGTCGAGGTCAGTCCCCGTAAAACGGCGGAACATGTCGCGCAGGTCGGGTACGCGGAACTGTGTGGCCGAGTAGTCAGAGAACCAATGCGCGCCGCGATTTGCCTGCCACACAGCTTCCGTGCGAACCAGGCTTTCCTCCTGTGCGTAGCCCCACAGGCCGGCATAGGCGCCGACCTTCGGCAGAAGGCCGCCGACCGCGTCGATCTCGCTGGCCAGCGGTGCGGCGGTGTGACCATCCAAGGGGCGCCCGCATAGCAGCGAGCGGTAGCCTGTGAAAAATGCCGTGCTTACCCACGTCCAGACCTCGCTGCATTCCGCCACGATGATGGGGCCCACATTGCTGGTAGGAAGATCCAGGATTGAGCAGATCAACGGCCGGCTGGTCAGCTTTTCCGCGATGATGCGCAGGATCCCCTGCAGGAGCTGTGTGTTGTCATTGGGGTTCAGCGCCACGCCGCCGTATTCGGCGACCGTGGCGACCTCTTCCTGCAGGGCGTCGAACCATTCAGCCTCCAGATCTGTCGACGCCCTGCCGGCGATCGGATCTCCGTTGGCGAAGCCGTCGCGGCCGGGGCCGAACTTATTCAGTTCTCGGGTGGGAGTGGCTATTCGTCGCATGATGCACCTGGAAAGCGGAAGTCAAAGGGAATCGACATACCCGACGAGCACGACAGTGTGCGCGGGCTTGTAGCGTGATAAGAGGCACAGCAGCCCGGGATCGCCCCAGGAGCGCAACGGTGCCGTGCATTGGCTGTTGGCGGTGGCCTGAACAATGTTGGCCGAGGCGACGACATTTACCCGGAAGGCAAAGCGCCAGCCGCCCTGGTTGATTGCCGCCGTGCACTTGCTGGTGGCCCGGAACGGGCGGAATTCGTCGATCCGCGCGTCGGGGTAGCCCAGGCCGATGACCATCTGCCGGAAGTGCTCGGGCCTGGCGTCCCCGAGCATGAGCCGGCGCATGTTGACGCGCTGGCGCCGCTGTTCCTTGCCGACAGGGGCATCCAGGCATTCATCGGGAAGGTCGTAGAGCCGCTCCCAGTCCTCCAATACCTCGTCAGCCAGCAACGGGTCGAACTGAGCCACCAGCGACACCGCCAGTCGCTCGACCGCGCGCATCGGGGCGCCACAGGCTTCCAAAAGGCGAACCAGCACACCGCCAGGCTGGCGGTTGAGCATGGCGCCGGGTGGCAACAGCGCCAGGAGCGCCTCGCGCCAGGCTTCCATGCTTCTCACGCCCACGTCACACCCCCGAACGTTGCCAGCTCACCAGGCAGGCAGGTCACATTGCCAGCCGGAGACACCAGCACGTGGTCGTTCTCGCCGGCGGCGATCGAGATTGCTTCCCTCATGTGGCTGACCAGCAGCGTGCCCCCTGGGATTGCGTCACGGACGTGCATGTCCTTGAGCTCGGCGACAATCGCGGCCCGGATTTCAGCCGTGTCGGGCTGCAGATCGGAGATCATGTAGGCGACGGGCTTTGCCACTGACAGCGGCACAAAGAGCTCGGCGGTGACCGGCCGTTGCGCCTCGATATGCGCCCGAACCGTTTCGATCTCACCCGCATCCGGGATTGGGTCCTCATCGTCATCGCGGACGAAGCGCACGACGACGGTGCCGGCGCCCATGCCGTTGGGCGTGCACCAAGCTCGCGTCACGCCAGGGACTTCCTTGGCCCAGGCCACATAGTCATCGCTGTCCCCGCCATGAGGCGGGCGGCGAATCCGCTCCAGGATCCGGGCCCGGAACAATTCCGGCCGCTCGACATCCGCGCCGCCGGAGATCTCGGTCGACGCGACGGCGGTACTGTTGATGCCGACCACTGGGCTGGCCAAGGTGAACTGAACGCCGGTTGCAGTGTTGCCAACCTGGCCGACCTCTTCGGCGGTAATGGCGACCGTGGCGCTGCTGCCCACAATGGTGACGCCGGCATCGACCGTGAACTGCACGCCGTCGGCACGCTGGAACACAGAACCCGCCATCAGCGATGCCCCGTTTTCCCCGCCGATCAGAAGCGCCCCGGTCGCCGGCGCCGCCGTCTTCTGCAGGACGCCCCACCGCGCCCCGTGAGTAGGCAGCTCGTCCTCGTCACACTGGTCGGGCCAGGCTTGCTTAAACACCCGCTCGAGGAACTTGTAAAGGGCATCCAGGCCGCCGGAGAATACGCGCACTAGAACGCCAGCCAGGCTGCGGCGAGCCCGAGGAAGAATGCCAGGCAGGCGGCTCTCCATCTCTGAGGACAGCTGCTCGATCAGCTTGGGAAGGGTTGGACGGGGAACCGGCATGTCAAACCTCAGCGGGCGCGAACGATTCGCCAGCCAGGCGCCAGGCCTGGGTCGCGGCGTTCCATTCAAATCGATAGCGGCGGTCTACGCCGTTGAGGGCGAGCGTGATAAGCAGGACGAGCCAGCCCATCCGGGGAACGAAGGCGCTCACCCCCACAGATGTGACCAGGCCGTCTTCTTGCATCCACTTGAGCGCCTCGAGGGCGTAATCACGCGCCCGCTGGACGGTGGATTGCAACTGCTTTTCTCGGGCGAGCAACCACCAGCGGCAGCCGAATCTGTCCTGGGGGGACGACGCGTAGGCGTCGGCCCACCAGCCGCGACGGTCTTCACCAGCCGCCACCTCGTGCGGTTGGGCCAGGCGGTCCGTGCACAAGCTGAGCAGCACCGCCGTCACCAGCGTATCGTCGCCGGCGAAATCCGCGCCGGCCAGGCTCATGTCGAGTAGGCCGGTTTCAGGGTCAAGGGAAAGGGAGAAGTCCATGCTCCGCAGTCTCGCGGAACATGGTCGGCAGTGCCATTAAACAGGTTTACCGGCTAGGCGACGGGCGTGCCGGAGATGTCGTCGCCTTCTTGCACGCCGTCATGCTTGTGCTGATGGCCGATGTCCGTGCCGTTGTGGGTAGCCCTACCACCTCGCAGGTCCACATCACCGTCGACGCGCAGGCCGCGCGTCACGCGCACGAAAGAGTCCAGCTCGATCTCGCTGGCATCCGTCATGCGAATCGGCATGCCGGCAGCGCGTATGACGATGCCTTCGTTACTCAGGTACACCGACATCTTCTGGGATGTATATAAAGCGACCTCACCGGTCTGCATGTCGCGCATCCGGTGCCGGCGATCATCGACATTGATAACTACCTGATGGTCGGTGTTCCCGCCCACGGACAGGGTCACGCATTCGGCGCCGGGGTGCGGCACCGAGGTCATGCCGTACTGCTGAAACCGTTCGACCCGGTCACGGCCAACATCGGCCTGGATGCCGATCTGGACGGTCTGCAGGCCGCCACCGTCGCTGACCTGGCCAACCAGGGCGCGTGCAATGGCCAGCCGGATCCGATTCAAGGCTGAGGAAATGTTCATTCTTCGCGTCTCCCCGTTCCGGACAGATCCCAGGGGGAGTCGTCAGGATGTTGTTTGCGACGCTTGCGCCGGCGGCGCGGCGACGCGCCCTCCAGATCGAACGCCTCCGGCCGGCACACGGTGAGCGCGGTGCGCCGGGCATTGGTCTCGTCCAACGTGTACCGGCAGGAGGTGATCAGAAGATCCAGGTCCAGGAACATGCGCGGGCTGGTAACCCTCACCAAGGTATTGGGCAGCCATAGGGCGCCGACCTGGCCATCTTGGCCGGTACGCCAGCCCACCACGATGATCTGGGCCCGCTTGCCGCGCCCCATCCGGGTTGACACTTCCCACTGCGCACGTTCCTTGGCTTCGGCGTTGCTCAGGCCCTGCTCGGAATGGATGATCAGCGGCCGGTAGCGGTCAATTTCCGGATCCGTTGCCTTGGCCTGGATATGAGCGGCCGTCGCGCCAAACTGGTTGTCGTTGCCCGCGACCTGCGCCTTCATGCGGATCTCGGAATGGCGACGTGCCCAGGTGTGCCGCGCGCTGATTCGCCGGATGTTCACGCCTTCGACCAATTTGGTCTCGATCAACGTCTCGCTGGCGCGAGTCAGCACCAACTGACCGCTCGGCGAGCTGGTCACCAGGATCGCCTTGGCCCGCGCAGCACGGTCGATTGCGTCGAACGCCTTCTCACCGTCGTCCAGCGAGAAGCTGCTGATCGCCTCACCGGTATCCGTTTGCACCAGCACTTCGATGCCAAACGGCTTGCAGATGTCACGCACGATCTGTTCCAGGCGCACGTTTTTCCACTGGCCGCTGCCGTGGATGGCTGAGCTGTCGACCAGGTCCCCCGTCTTGTCGCGTCCGCTGACGTTGAGCCTACAGGAAGTATCGGTCAGGTCGATATCGATCGTGTCGATGTAGCCGGTGATCAGCAGGTCCTGACCAAACTTCACCTCGCACGGCAGGCCCTCGCGCAGACCGATCGGGGCGTCTTCGCCCGGCCACCGGTGGGTCAGCGTGAGCTGGAACTCACCGGCAAGCTGCTCGATGCCGCGCTCGACCTCCAGGCTCTTCCAGCCACCATAGGCCTGGCCGCCCACCACCAGCGTGATCAGGTTTTCGTTGACCAGAGCCATTAGCGCAGCACCTCCAGGTCGCCCGCCGGCACGAAGAGCGGGTTGCGCACCTGGTTGCGCGTGACGAGTTCGTCGGCCCGCGAGCCATCCTGGTACACCCGCTGGGCGATCAGCAGCGCCGGCAGCATGGCCTGGGTCGTATAGGTCGCGCGCTGCTGCAGGCGGTCAGCTTGCTCCGCCACGTCCCGCACGATGGCCACCCGCAGCGCAATGAGCGCTGCCGCCATCTGGGCAGGAGGATCGTACGCCTCGAGCTCGTGATCGATCTCCTCCAGCACCACGTCGGCCTGGTCGCGCGCGTCCTGGGCTGTCGTCACTTCCTTGGCTTCAATAGCGTCGGTCAGGATGCGCGCCTGGGTCGCGATCACCTGGGTGCGAGTGAATTCCTCCATCGCTGCCGCGTTCACCACCCGGCGGGCCGAGGTGGCGCCCTGAGGCGGGGACACGGATCCGACGGGAGCCGTCCAAGGCGCAGGGTCATTGGAGCCATACTCCGTACGCAGGTCAGCCATCGCGGATTTCGGTCGCTTGATGGCCAGGCCAAGCTGCTGGTACAGCGACTGCAGCTGCAGGGCAAGCGTCTCTGGCGTGCGGATCAGCGTGGAAAGACGGCCAGCGATGGACGAGGCGCCGCGTACGATGTCGCCGGCGATATCGACCAGGCCGTTCAGGCCCACCATCCGGTGCAGGGCATCCAGGCTGGAATTGACGCGGCCGATGAGGTCAGAGGCCAGGGCCGCGGCGCCGGCGACGTCGACCAGCGAGGCAAAGCGGTCTACGGACGCCGAACCAAGCACGTCGGCCGCATCAAAGACCCCATCCTGAGTGCTGGTGGCCGCCTGCGGAAAGGTGTTCTCACCAGCCTCGACAAAGGTAATGGCGAACCGGGCAATGCCTCCCTCAGAATGAGACTCTCGGATGCTGACCCGGCCCACGACAACCACGTTGAGCATGCCGTACTTGGGATGAATCAGCTCGCCGGGCCCATACGCTTCAAGCGCCTCGATGAGCGCATCCCGCTCCTGCAGGTAGTTCTCCCCCACCACGTAGCCATTGACCTGGAACTCGCGTGCCCGGCGGCCCAGATCATCGGCATAAGGAAGATCCCGCATGGGGTACTCGTGCACCTCGTTACGCCGACCGACACCCGTATCCGAATCGGTTGTGCGAAACGGCACGCCCCGAAAGCTCGCGCCCACGGCCATCCCGTTGGGATGCGCCACCCTGCGCTGTTCTTCACGCCAGCCCATATCAGTCCGTGTTCACGTTGGTGCGCCCGACATTGCCCGTCATGCGGGTGCCGTCGTTGGGCTGCAGGTCAGCATTGGCTTGAATGCCCGGGGCGGCGGTGATGTTGACGTTGACCTCGCCGCCGATCTTGGTGTTGGCCAGCAGTTCCTGCAGGCGGCGGGTCATGTCGTCACGCGAAGCGACGACGGCGTCGCGCTCGGCCTGGACGCGGCTGATAGACAGCGGTGTGTCGCCGGCCTCCCGCTTCTGCGCGATCAGTTCATCGAACATCTTGATCTTCTCCTCGCGCTCAGCGATGCGATTGCGCAATCCGCCCTCGGTACGAAACATATTGTCTTGCACCAAAGCACCCGCGATGGGGGCCGCAACCAGAAAGCCGGCCGACAATGCGCCGGCGGCGCTGATACCACCGGCAGCACCCGCGCCGGCACCGCCCAATGCGCTTGTGGCGCCAGCAGGAGCTGCGGCCGCGGCCGCCGTTGCCGCTGCCCTGGCGGCCCGGGCGGCGCCGAAGGAGCTTGCGGCTTTCCCAATGCCCAGTGCCGCTCCACCGACTCCAATCACCCCCGCCGTGACGGCCAACCCTTGCAAGGCAGTTGTAGCTCCACTGATCGCGGCCGCCAATTCTGGATACTTACTGGCCATATCGGCGAAAGAGTCCGCGACTGTCGAAACGGCTGGTCCCAACTTGGTCATCGCGTCGTAGTTCGCGAACTCAGCGGCCTGCTTCGCCCGATTCAGGTCGAAACTTGGGGATGCTTTCACCGTCCACATGTTTCGTTCGATAGATTCCGTGCCGTACAGCAATGACTCCCTGGCGATCTTGTTCGCGTTCGCACGATCGAGGATATATGCCGCCATCCCGCTGCCGGCCTCTCTATCGGGGAAAATCTTAGAGATCACCTCGCCTTTGGCGACGTTCATGACATCGTCCAATGCCGCCTTGCGCGCACTCCCCTCCGGCGCAGCGTTGTAGGCTGTCAGCGCCTTCTGGTAGTTCTTGTTTTTGCCAAGGAGGCCTTCGATGAGGTTTGCAGTGACATCAAGAGCATCCAAGCCTTGCATCCGACCTTCAACGATCTTTTTGTTGTACGGAATCCCTAGCTTGGAAAAATTGTTCCTTGCATCCTCCGAACCCATCTTGGCCAAGAGGTTCTCGGAGAGCGTCGCTGCCTGATCGGACGTCCCCGCCACAAGCCTTGTAGCCTGATTCAATGCGGCGACCTTTGCCGCTCCCTCTAGGCCTGTAATCCCGACGTTTCGCGCCAACCCGAACTGCTTGGGTAGCGCCCTAGCCATGTCGCTTACTTCGAAGGGGCCGCTCTGACCCGCATAGGTCGCGATACCAAACAGCCGGGCCATGTCCTTGGGCGCGATGCCCATGGTTTCTTTGGCAGAAAATGCGATCTTGACGAAGTCGGTCGCGGCGGTCTGGTTGGCCTTTCCAGCGAGCACGGCTTCCTTAAAGATGGCCAGAGAATCATCCGTACCAAACCGACCAGAAGACAGCACTTCACTAAGAGCCCCCGCCGCCTCTTGTTGGGTGCTGCTGTTGGCGTCGACGGCGGCGCGGATTGCCAGGTCCATCGCTTTCATACCCTCAAAGCGACGCTTTCGGTCCTCCGCGGCACTCAGAGAGGCGTCCCCGTAGGCGGTGTTGGCCATATTCGCGAGCTGATCTCCATACGAGAACGCCCGATTGACCTTCGGTGCCACCACAGCCGCACCCGCCATGACGCCTGCCGCCATCAGGCCAGCCTTCTGAGCACCTGCGACCAGGCGCTGCTTTCCGCTGAAGACGCCCATTTCTGCATTCAGCCGTCCCACCGTCTGGCGCATCTGCTCGGCCGCACGCTGCTGTTCGCGCCAGGTCATCGTGCCGCTGCTGGCCAGGCGCTGGTAGGCGGCCTGCGTACGCAATATCTCCTGCTGGATCCGGTGCTCGGAGCGGATGCCCAGGGTTTCCCGCGCCTGGGCCATGCGGGCGAACTCGCGCTGGGTGCGCGTCGCCATGTTCACAAGCGAGGTTTCGGTCTGTTTGGTGGCACGACCGATGGCGGTAAGGTCTTTGGCCCCCGCGACGGCCATGTTGTCCAGGGCCTTCTTGGCTTCCAGCGCGGCTTTGGCAAGGCCGGCCGCGGTGCCATCGACACGAACCCCAACGACGAATTCGCTCATTACCCAGACCTCTTCTTAGTGAGCTGATCTACATAAAACTGCGCTTCCGCCAAGGGAAGCGCCAGGATCTCGGCCCGGCTCCAACCCAGCCGGGATGCCAAGAGCATGATCTGCAGCAGCGCGCCCTCGCGGCCGCGCGTCAGTCTTCCCCCAGCTTTTCCGCCTCCTGCATGGCCTCACGGAAGACGGCCCACTGCTTGCCCTTGAGGGTCTTGAACTGTGCCGGCACGAAGGGGCCGGTATCGTCGCCGGCACGCACCAGCACCTGGCAGGCCAGCGCGACCTGGAAGGCCGTCGGCTGCAGGGCCGGGTTGGCTTCCTTCTCGGCCTCGAGCGAGTCGCCCAGCGACGCCTCGCGAACTTCGATCTCGGTGACGGGCTTGCCGCCTACCACCCAGGGCAAAGGCAGCGTCTTGATAACGGTCAGGGGGGTGCTCATGGTGTTCCTTGAAATGGGTTTACGAAGGCGGCCTTAGCCTTCGATGCACTCGACGCCGTTGAAGGCGAGCGTGACCTCGCCGCCACCGCCCAGCACGGGCGGTGCCGCCAACCAGGCGCCGCGGATGGTGTAGCCGATGCCGGTGTCGGTTTGGAACCGCATGGTTTCGTCCCGGATGCCGGCCAGGTCGGCCAGGCTCACGCCTGACATGTGGCTGATGGTGCAGTTGACCGCCGGCGCGGTGGTCGATTCGGTGTAGCCGTCGACGCCGCTGTCGCTCGTGACGGGGTCGCGCCTGACACCGCCAATATCCAACGTGGCGCCAGGCTTGCTGCGCAGGCGGCGGCCGCCCACGCTGATGAAAACTCGGCCGGTAACTTGAGGCATGTTCTCGATTCCTTACAGGATGAACTGGATGCTGCCCGCGAACACCCGGAACTGGTTCACCAGGTCAGGCGGGATGACGGCATTGACACGGTCGCGATCGACCATGCTGCGCTGGACGATGAGGTTCTTCTTGAAGTCCTCAAAGTTCTCCAAGAGGCCCGCCTTCTCCAGGGACTTGGCCGTGGCGATCAGCACGCCCGCGATCATTGATGGCGTCGCGATCGGCTGGGCGGGGTCGAAGTCGGTACCGTCGTCGGCGAGCTTGTGCCGCGGGAAATTCGTGGCCACGGCCGTGCGGAAGGCATAGCGCATGTAATCCGCCGTCCACACGGTCTCCACGTCCAGGTAGGAGACATCCTCGATCCCCCAGGCGTTCGTCTGGTACGTGGTCACCACGCGCTCAATCTGCACGATGCCATCCTGGGAGACGGTGAACGTGCTGCAACCATCGTTCAGCAGCAGGTGGCGCTCTTCACGACGGAAGCGATCCTTCGGGCTCGGCGGCAACAGGCCCGGCAGATCGAGCGTCTGGAAGGGGCGCGCAGGGTCGATGGCGCCGTTGAACTCGACCACCGCGCCGTGTACGGCCGCCCACAGATACGGCGCCTGGGGCGGGTTCTTCACACCGATGAACGAGCTGTGCTCGTTGTTGCGGGCAGAGCCATAGGTCGTGAGCTGGGCGTGCGTGCCGGCCATGCCCGTGAAGACGTGGCCAGTGCGCATGTCCATCCCGCCGAACCGGCTGTCGAGCTCGGCCTCGATGATCGCCATGTTCGCCGAATCGCTCCAGGGCGAGATGATGGTGTAGAACCACTCGTCGGAGATGGCCGCCACCACGTCGGCCGCGTCGGGGTTGCCGGTACCGGTCACGTCGCTGGCGATCTCCAGCGCCAGGCCGGCCGGCAGCGCTTCGTCGTCGTAGAAGTTGACCAGCACACCGATGCCCTGGGTGAAGGCGCCCTTGTGACGTGCCGTCAACGTCACCACGCCTGCGGCCGACGCGGCCGTGACCGGGCCGTTCTGGTAGCCATTGACGACGGCGGCGATCGCCGTGGCGATGGCCGTGGCGGTATCGCCAGCCGCCACACCGACCGACAGCTTCTGGCCGTTGATGTAGAGGGCGATCGTGCCGGCAGCGGCAGCGGGGCCGGTGACCGTGACGGTCTTGGTAGCGGCGACGCCAGCCGCGAGGTCTTCGACGCCCAGTGCCCAGATGTCGCTCGTCTTGTTGGCTGCGCGCGCCAGGCGCAGCATTTCGTGCAGCACGCTGCCGCGGCCGAACAGCGTGGCGCCCTCGTCACCGCTGTTCACACGGTAGAGGGTCAGCGGGGCGGCCGTGCCGGTGGGCAGCTTGTTGCCCACCACCAGGATGCGGCGGTTGAGCGACGGCAACCCGCGCAGCGCCTTGGAGTTGTCGATTTCGACGTACTGCCCCGGCGTACGGATGTCGGTCGGGATGGTGTTGAAGATAATGTTGTCCGGCATGGCGGTTCCTTGGAGCGTTACTCGGTGGCGGGCTTGGCGCCCTTGGCCGAGGCGGACTTGGCGGGTGCCGGCGGGGTGTCCGCCGGATCGATGGCCTGCGAGGCGGCGCTGACCTCGGTCACGTCGCCGTCATCGCGGCGACGGCGCCAGTAGGTGGTCAGCACGATGGGCTCGCCCTGCGCGGCCAGATAGCCGCCTTGGGGCTTGCGGACCTTGAGCGGCTCGCCATCAACGATGGCGGGTTTGAGGGTGACGGTCTGCATTCTGGATCCTCGGATGTCAGTTGTCGGTGCCGGCGCCAGCCAGCGGAATGTCAGCCTGCAGGTCAGGCCTGTCAGTGGTGTAGTCGGGCGGCTCGGCGAGCCATTTTTCGTGCTCTTCGCGGCTTGCGTGCGGGGCGATGTCCATGTCCAGGTGAACGTGGCGCAAGTCGCCCAGGCCGTCAATCTCCTCGGGATCGTCCGGCAGCGCCATCGGCGTGCTTTCCACGGACACGCCCACGACGGTCAGCCCGGCCGCTTCGAACACATCGACGGGCTCCAGGTACTCCGCGCGGCGGATGTTCCAGCTCGCGTCGCCAATGCGCCGGCCATGCAGCGCCCGGATCACCAACGTCAGAAGCTGATCCGCGCTGATGGATTGGCCATCGCCAAGGCGGGCCTGGGTATTGCCGCCCACGTTGCGCACGACGATCCCGACGGTGAATGCCAGTACGCCCATGTCGTCAACGATCCGGTACACCCCTTCAGTCACGTACAAGGCAGGAGCGTCCACCAGGTAGCGCTGCAGCAGCTTGGCGTCATCAGGCACGGTGGGCAGGCTGCCGACCGTGCGCGTAGTCTTCTGGATACCCGGGCGCGCCTTCAAGGCCGCGATGAGGGCGAGTTCATGCTTACCGAGCACCGCCACCTCCCTCGGCCGCTTGGATGGCCTGCACCGTCAGGCGGCCCATTGCCCACAGATCCTCACGGTTCACGCCCAAGAACGGCCGGGCGGGCATGCGGATCTTGTAGGCACGAACCTCATGCCAGCTCGTGCGGGCCCGCTTGTGGCTATCGCGGGCGAACACCGCCAGATTGCGATTGCCAGGCTGGCGCGCCAGGTTGCTGCGGGCATCGGTGCGCAGGCGGATGCGGGTCGAATACGGGGCGCGATTGATCTCGCCGCCCGCCTGGTGGATGCGTGCATAGGCGACGTTGCTGCCCCAGGCTGCATAGGTGTCGCCATAGACGTTGGTGATGCTGCGCAGCAAGCGCCGGCTGTTGACGAGCGTCTGCCCGCCGGACTTCTGGACCCGACGGCTAGGCTTCCAGGCCGAGCCATCAGGGCCCCGCTGGCGCTCAAAGCGCAGGCGGGTCGAGGATTCGCCGTAGTTGGCGATCGCCTTGAAGATCGGCCGCGGCGAGCGCCCCAGCGCGGCCAGGCGAGACAGCGCGGCATCGAGCCCGCGCTGCCCCTCGTAGCGGATCGTGGCCTGAACCATCAGAGAAACCCTCCCGAGGAGCGGCGATCCCAGATCCGGCCTGCGGTGTACAGCTCGGCGCCGGCGCCGCCGGCCGGCTCGACACCCGATTCCGCATCCACGCCCAGCTTCACGTCGCCCGAGGCCACGCCGACCAGGAACTTGATGTTGGCGTCGTAGCGCTGCTTGACGGTCTCGGTGAACTGATCGTCGTAGAGGTAGTAGCGGGCCAGTTCGCAGGCGATCCGGATCAGGACCTGCGGCACAGACGAAAGCGGCAAGGTGTACCGCCCGGCGATGTAGCTATCGATCGTGTTGCGTGCATCGGCCAGCGCGCGGTCGACCTTTTCCATGGCCCGCGCGATCGCGGCACGCTCTTCGGGTGCAAAGCCACTCAAGTCGCCTCCAGCCGCCGCGATGCGCAGCATCTCGTCGGTGACCAGGCGCGGCACCATGCGGTCGGCACGCTGGGCGATCTCATCGGAATCGAAACGGATCAGCAGTTCGGTGGCAGTGGCGTAGGACATGGGAAAGACCGTAGAAATGCCGGGGCTAGACCAAACGGGTTCCCGCTCTATCCAGCCCCGGCAGAGGTTGGGCGGTAGCGTCTGCAAGGCTCCCCCCATCCGTCAGACGCAACAGATGGGGTTCAGCGCCCGTCGCATGGGGTGTCAGGTGGCATTGGCCTGGCTGCTGTCAGCCGGTTCGGTGGGAAGGTCGACCAGCATCGTCACCAGCTGCGGCTCGGTGGTGAGCTGTTCGAACTGCTCATCGGTCAGCTCGGACAGCGGAATCATCGTCTCGCCGGCGAAGGCGCGGCCGGCGCGGCGAAAGCCGTCGACCTTGGGAACGACCTTCAGGGCCTTGGCGCCGTCGGGCTTGGTGACGGGCGGTTTTGCGGTGGCCTGGCGGCCTCGGGGTTTGGCGGTAGCCATGTGGGCAATCTCCGGTATATCGGGTTGGGTCAAGTGGTGCGGGCGGGATTTACCGATCAGCCCAGGTACGGGCAGACCACGACCTTGGCGGTACCGCGCATCACGTTGCTCGCGCCGTTAGCCAGGCGATCGGCCTGGATGACTTCCAGCGCGGCCTGCTCCAGCGAGGGCGGCACCCAGAGCTCGGCGGCGCGGATCACCAGCGGCTTGCCGTTGTCGGCCTTCTGGCTCTGCATCGAGGCGCGGGCATCGGAGTACGCCTGCAGGTCCAGGCCTTCCTTGGACGCATAGGCCAGTTGCCACAGGCCATAGCCGACGTTGCTGCGGCCATCGGCCCCCCAGACGAACTCGTTGCGGTTGAAGACGTTGTCGTCGGTCAGGCTCGTCTTGGCCTGGAAGGCGTAGGGGCGGCGACGCTGGTAGATGATCGGCTTGATCACTTTGGTCGTGTCCACCAGGAACCAGGCTGCGCCCGTACCGCCTTGGAAGTTGCTCACGCTGACTTCCTTACCGGGCTGTCCGACAGGGTGATCCGTGTCGAAGAAGTACTGGCCGTCGAAGCAACGCGTGGAGAAGCCCGCCTGCAGGAGTTCGAAGACGAGCTCATCGGGGTGCGTCGCCGCGTCCTGGCCCAGCTGCTGGATGACGGGCTTGTACACGCCGTATTGGTCATCCTCGATCTCGTCGCGGCCGACCGACACGGTGTTTTCCCAGGTCTTGTTCTTGATCGAGTAGTCCGATTGCTTCAGGTTCTGATAGACCCGTTCACCCAGCCACTCGCGGAACTTGGTGATGGAGCCCAGCCAGGCGTACTTCTCCGTGCTGGTGGTGCTGGGCACCATCATGGCCAGCTGGTTCCACATGGGAGCCGCGGTGGTCAGGCCCGACTGGAAGGCCGCGTTGTAGGCCTGGTTGAGGATCGCCAGGTTGGCGTGATTGATGATCATGTTCGAAATCTCCGGATTCGAAGGGCTGGTGGCCGATCAGGCGAAGTCGACCCAGACGCCGTCGGCGTCCACATCGAACACCTTGCCAGCCACACTGCGGGTGTTGGTACCCGAGGTCTTGGCCACCGTCTGGTCGTCGACGATGTAGCAGTCGGCACCGATATCGGCCAGGGTGATGAGGTCGGCCGAGGCGCTGTTGGCGAAGCGGTGCGGGCCTTTGCGCAGCCGCACGCGAATCTCGCCCGCAGCGCCCGCGCTGTTGTCGGCGCGGTCTTCGGCAACGCCCGCGGCTTTGAGCGTGGTCGAGGTCGATCCCGGCACGGCGTAGCCCGTGGCGGTGTTGATGCACACGATCGAGCCGCCAAAGATCTTGGTGGCGGCCGCCACGGGCGGTTCGATCTGGTTGCCGTCACGGCGCAGTGTGTTGCGATCCTGGGTCAGCGCGGTCATGGAAGTGTCCTGAAGGTGAGAAACGGGGTAAGCGGCGATCAGCCGTTGGCCAGGCCCTGGGCTTGCTTGCCGGCCTTGAATTGCTCGGGCGTCATGCCCATCGCAGCGCACACGGCGAGCTCGGCCTGGTTCAGTTCGCCTACGTCCTGGCCCGGCTGCTTGCCATCGGTCTGGCGCTTGCCAGCCAGGACCGGGTTGGCGGGCGTGGCGGCTACCAGCGCTTTGAGCTGCGCCAGGTCGGCCTTGCCGATGTCGCGCCAGGTCTTCTCGACGACATCGCTGGCCACCTTGCCTTCAGCCTTGGCCTGGTCCATGACCTGGTCGAGCTCGCCCTGGGCGGTTCGCGCGCGCAGGGTCGCCAGTTCGGTGTTCAAGGAAGCAACGGCTTCCACCGACACGAACTTGGTCGGATCGGGCGGCGTCGACTTGAGCGTCGCGATCTGGGCGTTCAGGCCAGCGATCTGGCCAGCCTGCGCGGCCTGGGACTTCAGCGCGGCCAGGGCGGATACGCCTTGTTCGGTGGTGGCGGTCTCGGGCAGGCCGAGGCCTTCGAGCAGGGCTTTGAGCAGAGGGTTCATGTCGTCCTCGGAGGTGGGGGGAAGGAATTGGCGCGCGAACTGCGCGCTGAGCGCGGCCAGCTGAGCGCTGGTCAACCCGTCCAGGGCAGGACGGTTGGTGAGCGCAGCGCCAACGATGGCCAGCACGTCACCGGTTTCGGGGTGATAGAGGAATGTGGCGCTCTGGTAGCGGTATTCGTCGTCGTCCAGCATCTGCTTGGCGCGCGCGGTCCACTGCACGCCCTGGGCAAAGAGGCCTTCGCCAGGGCGGAAGACGAACTTGGCGCCGGCCATCCACCCGGCCGCCGGCGCGGGCTGACCGTTGTTGGCCGCTTGCTGCGTCTGGTGCTCATAGTCGATCGGCAGATCGTTGACGCTCGCCCGCGCCAGAGCGATGACCCGTTCGGCGATCTGGGCGTTCATGCGGTACGTGCCCGACTTGGGCATCTCGCGCGCATCCTCGGCCGCCTGCGGCTTGAATTCGCCATCAGGCAGCAGATGCAGCTCTGGGACGGCGCCATCGTCACCCGTGCGTTTGATCTGCACGGCGAACGCGGCCAGGAGTGGGGCGGTGGATTTAGGCATGGGCGCCAGTCTGACGCCATGCCTTGGAACGCTCTATTAAACGGGTTTACCGCGTTTTCGGGTGTCCACCAGGTGCCGCCAGCGCAGCAGCACCTCGCCCAGCGCCGTCACCTATCGCAGCTTGGATAGGCCCGTGCGGTCAAACGTTGCCGGGTCGATCACTTCCATCGAGACCACGCCATTGCCCCCGGCCTTGCCATGCGCCTGGCCGGAAAGGTCCACCACAACCTTCACCACGCGTTTCGAATCGGAGGGGGAAGTGCATAGCAGCACCGCGTGATCGCCGTCCAGCCACGCCTCGCCGACCTGGCGCAACAACGTTGGCAGCTGCGCGACAAGCGCGGCGCCGGCGTCCGTGGCTTGGCCGGCAGCATGTTGACCATCGCCCAGCATGCTCCGCAGCTGTGTCATGTCAATGTGAATCGTGCCGCGGGCGCTCGCGCCGCGCAGCTGGCCGGCGTCCTGCAGCGCGTCGACCTGGTCGCTGGAGAATGCACCGACCACGCGACGCTGACCAACCGTGCGGCGTTCGCCGCCGGTGTAGCGGCCGACGAAGTCGTTGAACTCGGCCTGCACCAGTGGCGCGACCTGGTCGGCGCCGTCGGCCAGGATGCGCGCCGCCGTGCGTGGCTCGGCCGCATCGGCCTTGTCCATCAGCGCCCGGGCCAGGCTCTCGCGGCGCAGGCCCGGCCGGTAGTTGAAGGCAGGATGCACGCCCACCGGCACATCCATGGTTTCGCCCGTGCGAGTGTTCGTGTACTCGACGTACCGCTCGGGCGGTGCCTCGCTGACCTCAAGGCCCATCTGGCTAACCTGGCGCGCGGTCAGCTGCAGCACCCCGCACTTGCAGCCCCATTCCTTGACCGGCATGTGAGATTGCCACCACGGATCGTCTGCACGCATGACCCGGCCAGCAAAAGCCGCGTGCGACAAGCGAGGGTGCTCGCTCGAGCTGCGCAAGTACTGCAGGTAGGGAAACAGCTCGATGTTGCGCTGGATCCGCTCGGACTGCCCCTCGGAATACGCGGTGGAAACGTTGGTATCAAAGATTTTGCGCAGCCTGGCGTCGCTGCCAAGTTGCGCATTGACCGTCTCGCCGGTGACCGGATCGACCATCTCGCGTTTGCCCCACCAGCCCTTGTCCTGCAACTGCGGGCCGAGCGTGCGCCGAAAGTCCTGAAACGTGGTGCCCTCGGCGATCGCGCGGTCGGTGGCGCCGCGGATGTCTTTCAGCACATCCAGCCGCATCGCCTTGGCCACCGTGAACGCGGCGGCGTGTTCCTCGGCAGGCATGTCCTGCCAGGAGAACGCCATCCGGTAGCCTTTCTGGCGAAAGAACTCGACAGCCTCTCGCGGCGGCAGCGGCTCCAGCTCGATGGCGGCCATGTCAGGTGCGTCCGCCGTTGGTCAAGTTGCCCCAGAGGCGGGCCGCCAGCGTGCCGCGGCTGAGCAGGTCCGCCAGCGCCGTGGCGTCCATCGCGGCCAGGCGCTGCTCGACAGCCACCTGGAAGTCCTCGAACGACGTGCTGCTGTCCAGCGCTTCCTGGATCGCCTTCTGGATCGGGTCAGGCTTGGCCTGCCACTCATCGAGCATGGCATCGACCAGGCTGTCGATCGCGTCGGCCGCCGTGTTGGTCGGATCTCCCGGCGCAGCCTTCAACCGGGCCAACTGCGCGGGAGCCGGCTGGCGCCGGCCGCCTGCAGCCAACCCCGCGAGGCCGCCGGCATCATCGCCAATGCCGGTGCCAAACGACGGCGCAATCGGCTGCAGGATCGCATCCTTTTCTTCGGCCATCGGGATCTTGAGCTTGCTGTGCGCCCAGTCCGCTTTGATCCGCATACCCATGTTCACCAGCTTGGGCAGCGAATCGGCCAGCAGCTTGATGTCCTCGGGCTGCTGCGTGTCGAGCACCAGCCGCGGGCACCGGTGCAACGACGTGCGGCCCCGGTTGACCGCCAGGATCGGGTACACCAGCTGGCGAGTCAGCGTGGTAGCAAGCTGGCGCGCATCGGATTTCTTCAGGTCGTGGCGCAGTTCGTTGTGCACCTTGCCCAGGGCCTGCGTGCCGTGCTCGCCTTCGCCGCTGGTGAGCGTGCCACCCAGCACCGCCTTGCTGGTGCTGCGTTCCATCAGGCCAATCATGCTGTCAAACGGCGTGGACTCGCCCTTGGCCGCTTCCTTGAACTCGATCTTCATGCCCTCGGGCACGATGGCGGCCGCATCGTGGCCAATGCCGATCACAGCGCGCAAGAGCGTCGCCCGTGCCTTGTCGTCGGAGGTATTGGGGTTGTACGTGCCCAGACGCAGCGGCAGCCCGTAGATCTCCAGGAACTCAGCGAGGTCGCGCACGGCAAAGTTCTTGAAGAGCCACGGCCAGGCGAGCACCCGAAACAGACCGGTGCGGGCGATGTAGCCGCTGCGCGAGCGGTGCGTGTGCATGATCCAGCCAAACGGCCAGAGCGATTCCCCGTCAGCGCTGTTGTCGCGCAGGCGCAGCTCGTTGCGATCCAGGCCCGGGGCGATCGGCGTACGAAACCACCCTTGCGGGCGAAATGTCGCCGTGACCGGCATGCGCGTCTTCTCGATCGTGTCCCATCCGAGCTCGATCGGCGAAAACCCGTGACCGACGGCATCGGTCATGTCAAAAAGGATGTCCTCCATCTCCAGGCCCTGCAGCACCTCGGTCACGAAGGCCGCTTCGTCCTGTTCCGCACTGGTGGGATTCGCAGGCGGCTCGATCGACCAGTCGAGCTGGCTGACGGTCAGGCGGCGCGTCTGCATGACGCTGAAGAGGTGCGCGTCTTTTTCCTCCATGTCGGCGAACATCTCGTGCTGCGCGGTGATGTCGCCCGTCTCGGCCTGCTGCAGGATCTGCGCGAGCCGCGGCGGGGTGAGCCCGCGTGTGGGGTGGTTCTCCCATTCGGATTGCAGGTGCCCCAGCCGAGCCGTCTGCGGCTCCTCCAGGTGCATGCTGGTGATCGGCCGGCCGAATTGATCAACGATTTGAGCCATGAATCTCTCTCTTTCGGGTCTCAACCCAAACCTGCGACGGTTCCCCGGTGGACCGAAGCCCCGGCAAGCCGTTTACGCGTGTTTATAAAGGCCCTCAGGCGCGCGACTGGGGTCAGCGTAGCCACCCACCCCAAAAAACGCCCCAAAAGGCCGGAAATTTGAAGTGCTTCGCGCCACGCGCCGTCGCCGGCCCACGGCGTGTCATCGTCGTGCTCGTCGGGCAACGCATCCCAACGGCTCGTTTGGCGCGGTACCGGCGTGTAGTCGATGGGCGCGGCCAGGTTCATCGACGCGAACCACAGCAGCGCCAGCATCACCGCCGAGTCGCCGTGGCGGGTCAGCTCCGGATCCTTCAAATCCTTGCGCCGCAGCTTCACCACCATCGGTATTCCCTCGACGTCCTCGATCGCGCGAAGGTCGGCCGCCACGTTCGAATCGCGCGGCAAGTCGATCATCCCGTCTTCGAACCCCTGGATCAGCTTGGGCATCCAGGTGCCGTACCAGGCGCGGTTCAGCTTGATCTGGTGGACGTGGTCGTGGCCGAACTTGTCGGCCGTGTACTCGGCCAGGGTTTCGCCTGAGCCAGTGGCGTCCATGGCGCCACCGCAACGACGCGGCAGCCGCTCGATGATGTGCCAGATCACCTGTTCTTGCTGACGGGTCGGAACCTTGTGCATCTCGACCACGAACACCACGCGCCGGCGCAGGTTCGCCTCGATCTGGCCAACGCCGAAGACCGAGAAGTCACGATGACGCGCGAAGTCCTGGGCGAAAACGCTTTGCAGTTTGGGATCGAGCAGCGCCAGGGCGGGTTCAACCTGGCGGCGAATCCAGTCCTCGACGAATGAGCGGCGCTCGGCCTCGCTCTTGCGCACGAAGTCATCGTCAAGCGCCAGGCGCACAACCGGCCGCTCCTCGGCCATGGCATTCTCGATCCAGACGCCAGGCAGGCTGACGCCGCTGCCGTCGCGCGGGATGGCATCGAGCTCCTCGCGCATGGCCGCCTTGCGCACCCCATAGGCATTGCGGATCTTGCTGTACCACTCTTTCTTCCCCTCGGCAGTGGCTGGCGTGCCCTTCATGAAGCACACGCGCTCGTACAGGCCGTTGGTGACCGCGTCGTCGAACGTGACCGTCACCACGGCTGCGTCTGCGCCATAGCGGCCGGCTTCGATGTCCCGGCACAACTGGGCGAAAGGGTTGTTCTTGCCGTTGTGAGAGCTGATGATCGTGATCTGGCCACCCCAGATCAGGAGCGCGGTGGCCGCTTCCAGCACGCCCTGCACATCCGGGTGAAAAGCTGCCTCGTCGATGACGACGTGGCCCTGCAGGCCCCGGATGTTCGCCGGCCGGCTGGACAGGGCGCACACCTGAAAGCCGCTGGCGAACCGGATGCGATACGCGGTGATGTGCTTGGTCTTACCGCCCTCGTCCTGGTCTTCGAAGAGGAACTCCTCGACGCCCGTCACGCCTTCGCCCTGGGCACGCGCGATCACCCGGGCGAACTTGGCGCAATAGCCGATCGCCTCCAGACCCTTTTCCTTGGTGTCGCCGATGTAATAGACGTTGTCGCCGCCAGCGGACTTGCGGGCCGCCGCCACCAGCGTCTTGTTCAGCATGGTGCCGAAGGTGATGCCGGTGCGCCGGCCTTTCGGAATGGCGATGATCGACGCCTTGAGCGCAGCGACCTGGCGCTGGTGCAGCATCAGAATGCCGTCGGCCAGCGGATTGAAGTTGTCCGAGATAGAACGCACGCTCGCCGGCAGATCGTCCCATTCCAGGACACGCAGGGTTGAGGCCAGGGGTTTGATGACGGCGGCCATCAACGATCACCACCAGGCAGAGGCATGATCGGGCCCGTCACCACCAGCGGGACCTGGATATCCCGGTCCGGCGCGACGACTGCGGCGATCTTGACGAACGCAGCGAACAGCGCTCCGGCCAGGGTCAACACCCATTCGGGGATGCCGTTGCGCTCGGCCACCAAAGGGGCCTCGCCTTCGAGGTTTCCCAGGTAGACGGGCACGACACCACAAAACCAGCCGTAGTGCGTGAAACGCGTGCCGAGCTCGGTGCTGGGGATTTCGGAGAAGATGCTCATGGTGCGTTGATTCCCAAGAAATCGCGCCGCCAGAAGTCGACCTGCTCGGCGCTCATACCCTGGGCCTTGGCAACTTCCTGCAGCTTTGCGTCCTGCTGCGCGAGCAGCGCACGCCGCGCACGCTCCTCGGCCTCGGCCTGGAACTTCTTCAGGTTGACCGAACTGCGCGCCAGCGTGGCGATGTTCTTGGCGGCCTTGCTCAACAGCTCCACGCGCTTGCCGGAGTCGGTCTCTTCGTCGGCTTCCTGCAGCTCGATGATGGCTTCGAAGAGCTCGGTTTGCACCAGGGCCGTCAACGCTTCACTGCGGGCGTCGATCTCGTCGCCCGCATGGGCACGGATGAGCTTGGCCGCTTCGGTGCTGGCCCTGATAGCCGCCAGGCGACGCTCCAGCTTCTGGCCGTAACGCCCGATGGCACTGCGGCTGGGGAGCGACCCGGCATTGGCCTCGGCCGGAAAGCGCTCGCGCAGATCCTCGATCAGGCTATCGAGCGTATGGCAACCGGTGGCCAGCTGCGCCTCGATATAGGTCTTGATCTCTGCCGGCAGGCGGTGAATGCTGCTTTTGCCAGCCATGGTTCACCAGTACTTGACGGGCCGGGCGATGCCAGGCTCACAGTCGATCGTGTATTCGGCGACGTCGGTGCCATACCGCGTGAGGTCGGCAAACCACTTGCCGTCCGGGCGCTTCTCCAGTTTGACCAGGTCGCGGTCCGACAGATAGTCGAGCTCGCGGCGCAGTTCCAGCGGCGTGGCGTCCGGATACTCGGATTGCGCCACCGACAGGATCGGCCCCTCAAAGGCGCCGATCGGGCGTGCGTTGTTCAGGGTCAACAGGATCAGCCAGCGCAGCGATTCGCGGCGCGAGCGGGCCAGGTCAATTTGCATTTTGTTTTCCATCCAACACTCCCCGCAACTGCAGGTTCTCGATCTTCACGGCCAACCCATCCAGCTTGGCCTCGACAACGCTCTGGCCGCGGATGTAGTCTTCGCGGCGCACATACTGCAAGGCCATGTCGCGCTGCATCTGCAAGAACTCTCGTTCAACGCGCTGCCACTCGCCGGCTTCCAGCTTGGCTGACTCCTCGAGCTTGTCCAGCCGATGCTGCACCTGCTCATGGTTGGCCGAACGCGCATCTTCCTGCGCACGAAAGCGCAGATCGATATGGCGCAACATCTGCGTGAGCAGCAACCGACCCGCGCCGGCGCAAGCCCCAAAAAAACCAATCAGCAGCGTGATGAGCTGCCAGACTTCCAATTCGATCTTCACCGATCCTTCCCCGGCTTGTTGATGTAGTCCACGGTGTCCACGTGCTTGCCTGCGCAGGTGCCGTACAGGCCGTACATCGCCTCCAAGGCGACCGCGGCCGCGGCGTCCGAGTCATCGACCGGGCGCACGACCGGCTGGCACCGCGCGGCCAGTTCCGCTGGCAGCAAGACCGCCGGCCGCCAGGGCATCGGCTCGGTCTGCAGCGGCGCCGAGGATCCGCATGCTGTCAGCGTCAAAATGGCACTGCACAGCACCAGCTGGGCGAGATTTCGCAATCGCATTCTTGAGCTCCGTATTCGACGTCTTGTTCTGCTGCTCCAGGCCCGTCATTGCCGTGCGCAGTTCCTTGTTCATCGCTGTGCTGCCCGAGACGTCGGCGCGTAGCGCATCGAGGCCCTTGGCGAGCGAGTCGACCTGGCGGGCGTCGTGTGCAGCCTGTGTTTCGAGAACGCCACGCTCGTGGCCATTGGCCTCGCCGCGCCAGTAGCCCAGGCCGGCGGCGAGCGCGCCTAGCGCAATCGCCCAGCCCACGATGTTCAGATTCACGGGCATACGCCAGGCCCCCAGGATGCCGCAACATAGGTCGGCTGATGGTGGTGGATGATGCGGTCGGGATAGGCCCGGTTCTCGCGCCAGTTGGCCGCCGATCGGCCCGCATTGACCGTCTCGACCGATCCCCACCAGATGAGCGGATCAAGCCCCGAACTCGATGCTCGTTTCTGGTCACGCGAGATCCAGCCCAGCCCGCCGTTGTAGGCCGACAATGTCATCGCCATGCGCTCGCAGTCATCACGGGCGCGGATGTGGTCGTAGAGATAGCGGTCGTAAGTCACCAGGGCGCGCAGCGCCCAGGACGGATTGAAAGGCGCGTTTGGCGCCAGCGCCGGATAGAGCCCGGCGATCCAGCTGGCGGTCGCCGGCATGAACTGGGCCATGCCTTGCGCACCCACGGCAGAAACCGCACCAGGGCGCCAGGCGCTTTCTTGATGGATCTGGGCGGCAAACGTCGAGACCGGTGCGTCCATGCCCCAAACGACACGAGCGTTACGCACGAGCTCCGATCGGTACTGATGGGCTGCACGCGGCACGTCGGCCGCCGGCGCCGGCAGCGCGGTGCAGCTGGCCACGAGCAGCACGACCAGGTGTCGGCCGAAGCGGAGGAGGTGCTGGTGCATCACAGCCCCAGCGCGACAGCCAGAATGACCGCGGCCGCGATCGCCGTGCGGCGGATCGTCGAGACCATGAAGGGGATTTCGTAGCCGTCCGCGATGGGGTAGTCCACGCGATGCGTGCCGACGCAGGAGCCGCAGCGCCAATCACGCACCAGGTAACCATCGGGACGAGCGTACGGGAACAGGGCGCGGTCGATCCAGTAGGAGCCGACGGCCGCCAGGCTGATCAGGCTCAGCTTATAGATCGCGACGGGAACTTGCTGGGGGGACACGATGCCGATCACGACGATCAGCAATGCGGCGACGATGAGCCAGGTGGTCAGGCGCGGCAGACGCCGTCGCAGCGGGATCGGATTTTCGAGAGGCGACACGGCAACACTCCAAGGCAAGAAAAAGGGCGGCGAGCAGAATGAACCTGCATCGTGCCGCCCGCTTGCCTGAAGCGCTATTAAATGGATTTACTGCAATCTGACATCTGGGTCCGCATGGACCTATTTGCTAAATGGATTCCTGTCGCCGCGCTTCATTATTCCGCTTCCAGGAAATCCCGGAATCTGAATCTCGATCGTGTCCGACTTCGCTTGGTATACACCATAGACCAAATCGACTTTGATTCCGAACCATCTTTGCCCAGTACTTGCGTATTTGTCCGAGACGAACTCAGCCTTCATATCCTTACAGTTGCGCCAATTATCATCAAAAGGATAGGCCTTGCACTCGGTCATTGTTCCATCGGAGCGAATCGTCCATTTGATCCATTCCCAAGGGAATTTTCCTAAACGAGGATCCACTGGCTCAGTAAACATCCACGAGCCGGTAAGCCGCTGAGAGACCTCGGTCACGGATTTCGGCGGGGCAATTTTCTTTTCACAAGCGGTGAATATGGTCATGATCAGGCCGACCACAATCCAAGTGAAGAGCTGTCGATTTAACTTAGCTGGCAGTGCATTCATTGCGTCCCTCTGGGTGACCTTGACATTGTTAGTGTCGGACTTTTTTAAAGCCAACCAAAGTCACCTGCAAGATGACCTGCAACGTCACAGGAGTTGGCTCATTGTGAAGACATATCTGGCCGATCAATGGGGCAGCTGCATGAAACTCCTGGTGCGTGACACTGCCGCCATATCGGCGTGACGCATGCTTGCTCTGTTCGTTCACGACTTTTTCTTCCTCGATAGAGTAGTGACAACCTTCCCGATGACAGGAGCGCTTCCGTGAAACTCTTGATGCGTGGTCGGTCCCAAATACTTCCGCGACCCGTGCGACCTTGATCGACCGACCCCTGCGATGGCTGACGCGCCTAGCGCGGTCGCGGCCGCCATCCGTCGGATCGCCTCTTTTCCATCATGCGAACTAGCCTCGTAGTCCGCAATCAAGGTGCGATGTTCCGCAGGGACGGCTGGTGCAGGTGTAAATGAGCGGCTTCCCGTTAGGACGAACAGGACGTCGACGCCGGCGTGCGCCGCTGCTGCGAGATATGCCGCGTCAGGAAGTCGATCCCCGCTCTCGTAGAGCATCTGCGTCTTCTTTGTGACCCCCCCGATCTCGCCGAACTCGGTTTGGTTCATGCCAAGGCGCTGGCGCTCCTCCCTCAAGCGGCCCCCAATAGAAACCGTTTGAACCATCTAATCCTCGCTTGACAGGGAACCGAATGGTTCCCATAATTCACCCTCAAGAACCTACCAAGTTCCCGACCCTTAAAACCACACCCCGCGAGGATAGCAGACGCCATGCATCGTGAAATGATCAAGGCCGAGATCCGCATGAAAGGCACCACGCCCACTGCGCTGGCCGCCAAGCTGAAGGTCACCCCCAATACGGTCTTCGAAGTCATCGCCGGCCGCACCCGGTCGGCGCGCATCGAACGAGCCATCTCCAATCTGATCGGTAAACCCGTATCGGCAATTTGGCCGGACCACGCCCAAGCCAAGGGCATCAATCGTCGTCTGAAGCCCACCGCCCCGCGCAGGGTGGCGGCATGAGCACGATCAAGGCCACGCTCACGCGCACATACCGCAATGAACCGCTGGCAGTACTCGACGGCGGCCCCTTCGTCATCCTCGAGCGCACCCCAGAACAGCTGCGTGCCCTGGCCGCCGCGCTGGAAGCAGTTGCCGTAGCAGCCGAAAAGCGTCCCTGCACGGGTCGCCACTGGTTGCCAGGTCGCATGGAGGTTCAGGCATGAGCAAGGAGACCATCAACAGCGCACAGCGTGTTTTGCGCATCATGAAGGCGCTGCGTGGCCGGCGCCTGAATGGCATCTCCAACCAGGAATTGGCCGCGATGACGGGCGAATCCCCCACGAACGTCACGCGTGCGCTCGCCACGCTGATGGCCGAGGACTTCGCGGTGAAGTTCGACAACGGTCTGTACGCACCTGGCATCGCGTTGCTGCAGATCGCCCAGGCCCATGCCGAAGAGTGCGCGCGGATGACCGCCCGCATCGCCGAAACCAACCAGCGCATCGCTGCCGGGGCCCAGCTGTGACCCAGGCTCCGCCTGTCGATCACCACATGACCGTCGATATCTACATCGCGGGCAGGTCGGAGTATCGCGTGCGCGTGAACCGCATCCCGACGGCAGAAGCCGACGTGGCATTCGCGGTGGCCCGCAACGTGTTCGCCGAGCTGCTCAAGTACGCCGACCAGCCCCACGCATTGCGCATGGAACTGGTCGACGTCGACCCCATTCACGAATGCCAACCAAAAGGATAGTCACGATGGCTCGTCCGAAGAATTCCCCCGCCGCCGTACCTGACACCGCCAAACCCGCCGCCGATGTCGAGGCAGCGCTGATCCAGGCTGCCGAGCGCTCGGCCTTGGTCCTCAAGCAGTTCGGTGACGGCTTGCCGTTCGATCTGCCGCGCTACGAACACGTCATTCGCACCCACCTGGCACGTAGCGCCGACGAAATGCTCGCGGCCGGTCGTGCGTTGCTGGTGGTGCGCGAACATGTGCCGCACGGGGAATGGAAGGAATTCCTTGCCCGGCTGAGCATTGACCACACGCTGGCAAAGCGCATGCAGCAGGCGGCGCTCAAGTTCTCAAATGGTGCGACGTCGCACCATTTGATCGAGGCTGCCGGTAACAAGTCGAAACTTATTGAGCTTCTTGTCCTCGACGACGACCAGGTCGCCGAGCTGAACGACGGCGGCACCGTCGCGGGCATCACGCTCGACGACGTCGCCACCATGTCGGTGTCCGATCTGCGCAAGACGCTGCGTGAAGCACGCGCTGAAGCCGAGGCCAACGACAAGCTGCTCGCGGAGAAGAACGACCAGATCGATACCCTCAAGAAAGAGCGGGACGCCGCCAATCGCCGCATCAAGGCAGAAAAGCCTGACGCGCAGTTGGTGGGCCTGCACACCGAGGTCGAAGCCGAGCTGGTGGGGCTGGAAGCCACTATTGCCGGCAAGCTGCGCGAAGGCCTGGAAAAACTGTGCGCGGCGTATGTCGAGAACGGTAAGGGCGATGCGCAGCGCACGCGGCTCTTGGTCGCCAGCCTGCGCGCCGTCCAGCAACAGATCGACGACTTGTTTACCGAGTTCAACCTGCCCCAGGCTGACGGCGACGAACTGCCGGCCTGGGCGCAGGACGAGTAAGGAGGCGACGATGGGAGCCCCCGCCAATGCAGTCATCGCCGAAGAGCTGGCCGACGTCGCCCGTGCCTGGCGAGTTGCGCCGCACGGGCGTAAGGGCGAGATCCTGGCCGGCGCTGCAATGCGCCTGCAGATGTCGCAGGCCCGGCTTTATCGCCTGCTGGGCGACCTGGTCACCAAACCGACCCGCAAGCGTCGCTCGGACGCCGGCAAGACCGCACTTCCCGTGGAAGAGGCACAGATGATCGCGGCCGTGCTGCTCGAGCACATGCGCAAGAACGGCAAGATGCTCAAGAGCGTGGAGGCCGCGGTGGAGGTGCTGCGCGCCAACAACATGATCGAAGCACTGCGCATCAACCCGGCGACGGGCGAGGTCTCGCCCCTGTCGATCTCCACCATCCGTAAGGCGCTGCGCAACTATCGACTGCATCCGGAGCAACTGCTTGCACCGGCGCCGGCGATGAGCCTGCGCAGCCTGCACCCAAACCATGTATGGCAGATCGACGCCTCGCGCTGCGTCCTGTTTTACCTGCCGCGCGCGTCGAAGGGCGACAACGGCCTGCGCATCATGGACCACACCGACTTCTATAAGAACAAGCCGGCCAACGTCATCAAGGTCATCAACGAGTCGCTGTGGCGCTACGTGGTGACCGATCACACCAGCGGCTGGAACTATTCCACGTACGTCACGGGCGGGGAGAACGCCACCAACCTGGTTGACGTCCTCATCGACGCGATGCATCGTCGCGAAGGTGAAGCCATGTTCGGCGTGCCCCTCATGGTCATGCTCGACCCAGGATCGGCCAACACCAGCGCCATCTTCAAGAACCTGTGCAAGGCGTTGCGGATCCACGTCCAGATCAACAAGCCGAAGAACCCGCGTGCCAAGGGCCAGGTCGAGAAGGGCCAGGACATCACCGAGCGCGATTTCGAGTCCACTCTGCGGCTGCTGCCGTCCGACAAGGTCGACAGCCTGGAGAAGATCAATGCGCTGGTGGCACGCTGGCGCCGGTACTTCAACGGCACGCGGATCCACACGCGCACGGGGCGCACTCGCGATTCGGCTTGGCTGCACATCACACCCGAACAGTTGGTGACGCCGCCGGCAGCAGAGCTTCTGCGGTCACTCGCACTCAGCGCACCCGAGTCGCGCGTGGTTTCCACGCACTTGCGCGTCAGTTATCGAGGTTCGGACTACGACGTTTCGACGGTCCCTGGCGTTTGCGTTGGCGAGAAGCTGCTCGTCTGCGAGAACCCCTGGGCCCACGACACCGTCCAGGTCGTCATGAGCGACGACGAGGGCCACGAGGCCTACCAGGTCGTGCAACGTGTCACCTACGACCAGTTCGGCATGGTGGCCGGTGCCCCCGTTATCGGGGAGAGCTATGCCCGTCACGCCGACACGCCCGCGCAGACCAACGCCAAGGCCCTGGAACTGATGGCGACAGGCACCTCCACCGAGACCGAAGCAAAGGCGGCACGCAAGGCCGGCACCGTCGCCTTCGGCGGGCAGATCGACCCCTTCGCCCACATCGACCAGGCGCTCGAGCACGTGCCCGCCACACTGCCGCGCCGCGGCCGGGATCACGACCTGGTCGCACCGACGGTGCACCTTCCGCCGCTTTCGCACATCCAGGCCGCCAAGCAGCTCAAGTCGGTGTTTCCCGATTGGTCGCCTGAACACTACACGCGCCTGCAGGCCCTGTATCCCGAGGGCGTTCCGGCCGATGCCATTGACGCCGCAGTGCAAGCGCTGCGCGCGGCCATGGCGCCGGCGCCCATTCAACCGTCCATCGTGCACATCGTGCGCGCCGCCTAGGAAAGCAGATGAGACAGCAGCTGAAACTCAAACGGATCTTGCCGGCGCTCGGCGTGTCGCAAAGCCAGCTTGCGATCGCCGTCGAACTCAGCCCGGCGACGGTCGCTCAACTTGTCAATCACGCCCTATGGCCTCGGGTGCGGCAGCACCAGCTGCGTGAGGCCACGATCCAGTTTTTGAAGGTCCACGGCGCCACCGAGGAACAGATCGCCGTGGCCTTTGAAAAAGAAACGCCACCGCAGGTCAGTGCGGTGGCGCCCGAACAACAGCATACCCCCACGAATGAGGACGAACACATGTCGATTCGCAAGCAGATTCTACACCCTCAGACCCTGCGCCACTTCAAGCTGCCGGGCAACCCCTTCGACGAAGTCGCCAGCAGCGACGAGTTCTACGTCAACGAGCAGCTGCGCTACACGCGCGCCCAGCTGCTGGATGCCTGCAAGCGCGGCGGCTTTGTCGCGGTGGTGGGCGAGTCGGGCTCGGGCAAGACCACGCTGCGCCGAGACCTGCAGGAGCGCGTGCAGCGCGAGGACCTGCCCATCCAGATCATCCGCCCCTACGTGGTCGGTATGGAGCCCGACGACGTCAAGGGCAAGACGCTCAAGGCCAGCGCGATCCTGGACGCCATCATGGCCACGATCGCCCCGCATGAGCCGCTGCGCGCCAGCAGCGATGCGCGGTACCGCCAGTTGGAGAACCGGCTGAAAGAGAGCCACCGCGCCGGCGTGCGTCACGCGGTGCTGATCGAGGAGGCGCACGCGATGCCCAAGGCCACGTTGCGCCACCTGAAGCGCTTCGTCGAGCTCGAGGACGGGTTCTCGCGCCTCTTGAGCGTCATCCTGCTCGGACAGAACGAGCTCGCCGAAAAGCTCGACCCTCGCGATCCCTCGGTGCGCGAGGTGGTCCAGCGTTGCGAGATCATCACGCTGCCGCCGCTGGGTGAACACCTGGAGGGCTACCTGCGGTTCCGGCTCAAGCGCTTAGACGTAGACCTCTCCAAGATCGTGACCGCCGATGGCCTGCAGGCGCTGCGCGAGCGCCTGTCCGTGCCCGTGCCGCGCGGGCACACCGAGCGCTCGTTCCTCTACCCCTTGGCGGTGCACAACCTGCTGACCGCCGCCATGAACCTGGCCGCCGAGAACGGCGCCCCGGCGGTGAGCGCCGACATCGTCATGGAGACGAAATGGAACTGATCGACAACACCACGGCGCCGAGGGTCTATACCCCGGCGCGCATCGCGCAGATAGCGGCTGCAAACGCCGCGGGCCGGGCGCTGCGGGTGCTGGGCCTGCGCGTGATCAGCGAGGAGCTGATTCCGGACGACGGCGGCGCGCCCATCCTGCTGCTCGACCTGTGCGGGATGCCCGCCGAGTACCTGCGCGGGATGTGCGAGGCCTCCACGCGCCAGGCCGACGGGCGCATCACGGCGCTGTTTCAGGGCGTGCGCCTGGCAATCCAACAGGACGAGGTGCGCCATGACGGTTGAATTCATGGCGGGCCCGTCGATCGCCAACCCGGCGGCCTTTGAATCGGTCGACGAGCTGCGCAACGCGCTGCACGGTGCCAACAAGGACCTGCTCAACCTGTTTTTCGAGCACTGCTCGTTGCGCAACTCTTTCGCCGAGTTGAGCCAGCTGCTCAGCGACATCATGAGCGCTCAGTTGGGCAATGACGAGGAGGCACTGCGCAAGCACATCGCCGCCGCGATCCAGCGCACGCGGTTCGCGCACACCGACACGCCGGCAACGAGGCACTGACATGGCTCGCGTTCGCGCCTTGATGGTCTTTCAGGTTGTGGTGGCCGGGATGCGGCTGCGCGTGCGGTTGCTGCCGACTGTGGCCGATGTGGACACGGAGTATCGCGGGGGCCGCAGGCGCAGCGATCGCAAGGTCGTTCACGGCTATTTCCAGCCGGCCGCGCCGGGTGCCCGCGTGATCGGGACGGTCGCTGTGCCGCTCTCGGGCAGCAACCTGCGCGAGATCGTTCCCCACGAGGTGTCCCATGCCGTCATCCATCACCTGCAGGGCGTGAGCGCGCGTGACGATGAGACCGCTGCCAGCGCGATCGGGCTGTTGTGCGCGGCCATTTTTTCCAGGATCGAGGCGTTCGCCGCCTTTCAGGAGACCCCATGAGCAAATCTGACGATGTCGCCGTTGTGGCGCTCATCCGTATCAAGACCGTGCTGCGCCGCCACCACGCGCCGGCCAGCACGGTCAGCAAGCACGACGCCATCGTGCAGATCTCGGCCATCGTGGACGAGGCCGCAGCCGAGATCGCCGACTCCATCGCCTCGCCCAATATGAAGGAAGCATCATGACCAGCACCACCGCCAACCGCCCCGACATCCCGCCGGGGTTTCGCCTCAAGGCGGACGGTTCGTACGTCCCCGAAGCCCTGGTATCCGATATCGACAAGCTGCGCGACCAGACCATCGAGACGCTCATCGACCAGGCCAAGATCATCAGCACGCTGCTGGCGGATTTCAAGGTCCGCGCGTTTCGCGATATCGAGGCATTTGTCGAGACGAGCGTCGAGCAGTACGGCGTGAAGTCGCGTAGCGTCAAGGGCAACCAGACGCTGACCTCGTTCAGCGGACGCTACATGATCCGGTTGCAGATCCAGGATCGCCTTGTGTTCGACGAGCGCCTGCATGCGGCCAAGGCCCTGATCGACGAATGCATCACGTCCTGGTCGGAAAACTCGCGCGACGAGATCAAGGTGCTGGTGAACGATGCCTTCCGCGTCGACAAGGCGGGCCAGATCAACACGGCTCGTGTGTTGGGCCTGCGCCGGCACGCCATCAAAGATGAACGCTGGCAGCGCGCCATGGCCGCGATCAGCGACAGCGTGAGCGTGGCCAACAGCAAGCCCTACGTGCGCTTCTATGAGCGGCGTGAAGGCACGGACGAGTACACGCCGATCTGCCTGGACATCGCGGCGGTTTGACCATGACGATGGCCAGAAATCTGCTCTCGATCGCGCAGTGCGTGGGCTGCGGATGTACCGACAACGAGGCCTGCTGCGACACCAAGGGCACCGATGTGTGCTTCTGGCTGCGGGTCGACCGCACCATCGGCAAAGGTGTTTGCAGCTGGTGCGCGGAGTATGTGCCGACCTGGGATGCCGGCGAATACGACAGGCGCATCCGCATCGGTCCGATCGACGTATGACCCAGCCGCTCCACACCCCAAGCGATAAGGGGGCCGCGCACGGCTATATGCGCGGGACGTCCCAGCCTGGCCGGGCGGGCTTAGATCGACCCCGGATTTTTTCGAAATGCACGCTTTCTAGAACGCCTTGCCCTTGTAGGGCGCTCCGGTAAGCGCCAGGAGCCAGAAATGACCATGATCCCCGACGAACTTCCTTCCACGCGACGCCGGCACAAGACCTTGCAGGAGATGGCCGAGATTTTCGGCGTGTTCCTGATGGAGAAGCTCAGAATCTCTGCCGAGGAGGCAGCTGCGCTGGGCGACGAGCTGATCGATCTGATGCACCGCCATTGCGGCGGCCAGAGCCTGTATTTCCCGAAGGATCGCGGCTATCTCAGACTGGAGCACGATGCCTACATCTGGCAGCACCTTCGCCGCGGCAATGCGTCGGAGATCGCCGCGCACCTGGGCGTGAGCTACGTGTATGTCTACCAACGGTACCGCGTCATGCTGGCAGAGGCTCGGCGCCGGAGCCAGCCCCAGCTTCCTGGAATGGATTCCCCTGAGACCGACGGTGCGTAGCGCCAGCGGTCCATTTCAGCAACCGTAGAGAGCCCCCCTCTTGAACGAGAACACCATGACGACAGCCATGAATCCCATTCAACGCATCCGCACAGTGCTGGATGCCTACAAGACACCGGGCAGCCCGCTGAGCAAGGCGGCTTGCCTTGCTGAAATCGACTCCATCGTCGCCGACGTCGAGCGTATCGACAGCCTGACGGCTATGGACGACAAGCTGAAGGTGGATATCCTGCGTGCCAGCATTGTCAACATCGGCCGGCTGCTGCCGGATCGCATGAGCGTCGCATTTACGCGGCTGGATGCGGTCACCATGCTCAAGCAGGTTTTCCCGGATGGCGAGACCCAGGATTACGTTTTCACTGGCCACACGCCGATCTATGCCGTTCCGGTCGTGCCGGCGCTTCGAAACCTGGCCGAGGATATCCAACATGGATAAAGACGACGTCCTTCGCAAGATCGAGAAGTGCCTGGCGCTGGCGAAGTCCAGCGAGCCGGCCGAGGCCGCCGCAGCGCTGCGTCAGGCGCAGGCGCTGATGCGTGAGCACGGCGTATCGCAACTGGAAGCTCAGGCGATCGGTGCTCGAGAGTGCTCGGTTAAGGCCACCGCACGCACGCCGAGCAGGCACGAAGCCCACCTAGCTGGCCTTGTGGCCGACGCATTCGGCTGCGAGCTCATCCTCGCGAGCGGCAGAATCCTCTCCGGTGGAGCGATGTGGCTGCTGGTCGGCTGCTCGCCCAGTGTCGAGGTGGCACAGTACACCCTGCAGGTGCTGCTGCGGCTGATGGCGCGGGCGCGCGCCGACCATATCAAGGCCAAGTTGAAGCGCTGCGGCCCCAAGAACAAGACGGCCCGTGCCGATGCCTTCTGCCAGGGCTGGGTCGCGGCGATCGCCTCTCTCGTACCTCGCATGGAGTCGTCGGGCGATCAGAAGACTGCGATCGAGGCCCACATGCAGCTGAATCACCCGAACCTGGGCAATTTCACCCCGCGAAGCCGTGACGCCGGCGCTCGGGGCTGGGCCGACCAGGTCGCAGGCCACCGCGCAGGCGCAGGCGTTCAACTGCACCAGGGCGTGGGCGCGAGCTCGGCGCCGTTGATGCTTGGGAACGGGAGGTAGCATGGCCAGCTCCACACCCAAACAGCTCGCTGGCCGCCAACGCCGCAGTCTGCGCGCCATTCGGGAGAGGCTTCTCAGCATGGCTGAAGCTTGGGATGGCGTCGATCAGTTCAATATGGGCGAACTGACCGATCTCGCCGACCATGCTGAGCGAGTATCCGCCCAAATGGTGGCCGACGATATCGAGGGCCAGCCATGAGCGCGGCCCCAATACCTCGCGCCGCCGAGCGCCAGCGCCTGATCCGTCTTGTACATGCTGCCCAACGCGAACTGCAGTTGGACAAAGAGACCTATCGCGCAGCTTTGCTCGCGGTCACGGGCGGCAAGAAGGACTCCTGCTCATCGATGAGCGCCGAAGAGCTGCAGTTGGCCCTGGATCACTTCAAGCGATTCGGCTTCAAGGTGCGCCTCAAGCCCCGGCCAAGCCGCCCGGTGGACACCGAGGCGACCAGCAAGAAGATCCGTGCCCTGTGGCTGCTGCTACGCGATCTGGGCGCGGTGAGCAATCCATCCGAGGAGGCCCTGGCGGCCTACGTCAAACGGATCACAGGTGTCGAAGCGCTGCAATGGATAGATGGCCTCCAGGCCGAGCGCACCATCGAGACCATGAAAAAGTGGGCGATGCGCATCTTGCCTGAGCATGTTCGGCATCTCGTCGATCAGGTGCGCGATCAGCGGCTCGATCCAGCATTGCTCGGCAAGCTGCAGGCCAAGCTCAACCTGGCCTTCACACGCAACACCTTCGAACCGATGCTTGAGGCCTTTGAGGCGTTGCAGGCGACGTTGAAATCCGGGAGCGCCAGGTCATGAAAAGAGTGCCACGCCTCAAGATCGAGACCGAGCTGGGCACTGAGATTCAGTGTTCCCGTTGCAAGGACTTTTGGCCAGCTGACCGCGAATTCTTCTACACGGCCCGCGGCAAGCTGCATCCCTGGTGCAAGGCCTGCTATCTGAGCGACGATAAGGTCATCCAGAAGACCGAGAGATGGAAGGAAAGCCAGCGCGTAGCCCGCGCGGCGCGCAATCAGATCGGCCCGCTCGGGGCTGTGCCGGCTCGTGCCGGTTATGGCGAAGGGAGGGGCACCAATGGCTGAGCTTCATTCGATTCCGTACCCGCTCGAAGCCAAGGACGTTGAAGGGCGGACCTGGCACCCCTACGAGCTGAGATTCCGAAGCCCGGACGGGACCTATGCTTGCCACATCTACGCAATCAGCTACGACCGCGCCCGCCTCCAACTCGATGCCATCAAAGAGAACGGACACATCGTTGGACGCACGATTGGAGCCTTCGATGCCTAGCGTGACCAGATATCGCGCTTTGCGGCTGATGGGGTGCGGCTGGTTCACGGCGGCGGTGGTGGCAGGCGTGAACTGGCTATTCGGCGTGCCCTCGAACGAGGTTCGATTCATGAACGTTGTCATCGAGATCAACGGCTGGGGCTCTCCGGCGAGTCCCGTAGAGAATGATGAATTGAAGGATAGAAGTGCATGA